GTTCGTGTTCTCGTTCGAGAGCATGGACGTGCTTGCGGGCTTCGCAATGCAGGCGCAGGCAGGTGCGTTTGCGTTTGCCGATCCCGGCAATACTAATCTGGTGCCGCCCACAGCGGCCTACACCGGACCCGGCGATCTGACGGGCTGGGGCACGGCGTATGGCTACTGGGGACTGCGCGCCTACAACGCCAGCAAGATCGGCGCGAACTGCATTGACGTCTGTGCAAATTTCACCGGTGCGGCTGTAAGCCTGACAACGGTGGTGATCGGTTCTAACGGCTACGTCGATTTGACGCCGATTGGCTTCTCACCGATCTACGTCAATCGGATCTATGATCAATCGGGTACTCAGGATCTGTTTTTCCCGCTCATTGGCGGCAGACCTAACATCGCCACCAGCGTGGTGGGCGGCAAGCCAGCGATATTCTTCCCTGAAAGCTACCCCATGCTTTCATCTTCAAATGCGGTCGCGCAGGCGCAGCCACTGACGTTTGCGACGGTTCTTAGCACCACCGCGGGTGCTGGAACCATAAATCCATTTTCTGATGGTACAGCCACGTCTTTGCCATTCCTTTTCAGCAACACAAATCAGTTGGGGACAAATCTAGGCGTCTTTACCAGCTACACGCCATGCACGGACAACGTGTTTCACTCGCTAATCGTTGTCGCGCAAGGAACGACGGGGAGCGGAACCACGCAATCCGTTGACGGTACTCGCGCGACAGTTACCGGGAATGTTGGTTCCGGCGCCATTGCGTCTACCAACAAGCTGACTATGGGTGCCGGGAGCGAAGGCGGCTCGATGATCTTCAGGGGGTATATTTTTGAGGTCATTGTCAAGGCCGGGTCGGTATCTACGACAAATCAGGACGCGCTGACGACCAATCAGCACGCTATCGGGACGGGTTGGTAGATGGGACAAATCCGTTACACAATGTTGATCCCGCTGTCGGTTCAGGCAGGCGCTGGCGATTTTGTGCTGGCAGGCATGAACGCAGACTTGGGTGCGCCGCCTGTACTAGGCGCTGGTCACAATGGCGGCAGGACGCAGGTCAATCTGGGATTTCCTGCAAACGCTGGTGATTACCCGTTCATCAACGTACTGAAGACAGCGCAGGACATCACCTATGCCGATACAGGTTTGAACCCGCGCCCCGACACGCTGACGGCGAACGGATATCCGTCAATAATCATAGCCAGTGGTATCAAGGTGCTCACCTCGATCCCCTATCTTGATGACCGCCCCGGCAACTATGTTTGCAAGTGGAAGGGCGCGGCGGGGACGCAAGTCATAGCCAACGGCACTACTGTCTCCGGCAGCACTACGGCCCCTTCTCTTGACGCCGGTAGATTTGTTTTTACGCCGAGCGGTTCGTCTTTGTTTGTCATCATAAAAACAACTGGCGTTGATGACGTAGTGGTCTGCCATGTTAATGATGAAACCGCCTATGACGGCGGCGAGCGGTTTGGCGTCCGGTTCAAGGCGCGGCTGATCGAGGGCAACTTCGGCTGCATTCGTCACATGAATACGCAGCAGTGTAACGATGGCAACATCGGCCAGTGGAAGCACCGCAACTCCGTCAATTACGTCACCTACGGCGGGCGGCAATGGCGATCCGACATCTACGCCGGTAACACAACGACCGTTGGCGCTGCTTTCACAACGGGGAACACACCCGGCGGGTTTGTGCTGGAAGACCGGACCATTGTCCACTTCAACGTCGTGGCGAGCAGCGCCGCGGCCGAGCCGTGGACGCTGAATGTCAACGGCACGGGTGCAAAACCGATGGTGTCCAAATACATCAATGGGGGCGTCAATCCGTCGCCGGGGATGTGGAGCGCCGTCTACGATGCGGTGCTTCAGTCGTGGATCACTGAGCAGGGCGGCATTCTCAACGGCTGGCCGGTGGAGATGCAACTGCGGCTTTGCGCCGAGGTTGGCGCGCACTGTCATTTCTCGTCCCCGACATACGCCTTCGAAACGTGTCCTGATTACTGGCACACCGGGCTGGCGACTTATTGCCGCGACAACAAACCGGCGTGGATGACGATTATCATGGAAGGGCCGAACGAGACGTGGAACGTCTCTTCCGGTGTCAACCAGATACAGTACGCCACAGGGAAACAGTTCAAGCGCAACGGCGGTCAGGTTTATCCGTACATTCCGCCCAGTGCGCAGACCTACGCCATTTCCGTCATCACCAAGCCAAGCACAGCGATGGGCACCGGCTACGTCGATCTGCTGATATCGAGCGCCGCCACGCTCAACATCGGGGCCACACTTCAGACCAATAACATCGATGCCTACGGCACCATCAATTTTAGCTACAACCAGCTGTACGTCGTCGCAAAGAATGTCGGCGGCAACGCCAACAGGATCACTTGCAAGCACATCAATGATTTTACCTCCAGCGGCTACACCGGATCGGGCGGCACGGTCGAGAGTAATTCATACGACCATCATGGCTGGTATGGTCGCGGTCTCGCGCAGATGGGCGCGGCGTGGGCAGCAGTGTTTGGCCTCGGTAACAAGGGCTGGCCGCACTACGCCATCACCTGTGGCGTGCAGTCCGTACAGGGGGACACGCCCAGCGGCCCCGATGGCTGGCGCGAGCGGTTTGACTGCAACAGTTGGGTGATCGAGGGCGGCACCGCGCCAAAGACCTACACCACGGCCTACTGCCCCGCGAATTACTACGCATCATTGGCTCAGGTTAACACACTTTCCGAGGTGGAGGATGCGTTTGCGTATCACGTCACCCAACGGGGCAACCCCACGGCGCAAGCTGCGCTGTTGGCGGCATACGTTAATCATCTGACGGATGCGACGGTTGGGCCGTATAACCTCGCCTATTTGAGAACCCTGTATGCCAACTGGAAAACCTACGTTCTGACGAAGGGTGTCAATCGCTGTTTTGCCTATGAAGGCGGGTATTCTCCTGACTTCATGTCGGAATACTTTCCGATACAGGACTGGACCAACATGGCGACATCGACTGTCGTCGGGGCCAGTAAGGCAACATCATGCGTTCTGACGCTTGGCACATCCTATCTTATGGCGGCTTACTCCAGAAATGACCCGAACTATACTTTTGCCGGCGTAAACCCGATGAAGCCGGGGATGCTGCTCTGTCTGCGCAACATCCTCGGCATGACGCAGTTGAACTGCGGCAGTACGACGAACGGTGCCCCAAACCCTAGTGCAGTGCCGATTGCGATAACAGGTGGAGGCTCTGCCGATATTACATGGACTGGTGTGGACCCTGTTCCTGTTGTGGGACAGGGCATCGTGTTTTTGCCGGTTAACAACTTTATTGGAATTGCAGAGCCACTTGGCACTAATCGTTATCCGCCGCCGCTGGTGCCACGGTTGCCGTATTACGTTGTTTACAGCTCGGGCACGACGATACGGATAGCACTTACCAAGGGCAGCTCAACGCCGATTACGTTCACACTTGGCGCGACAGCGGTGGACAACAATCTTGGTGCGATCTCGGGCTGGATTGTTCTGAGTAAGTCCGGCACGCAAGTCACTATCGATTGCGATAGCACTGGCTTCTCGACATGGACCTCTGGAGCGGCGCAGTTTGCGCACGTCGCGTGTTCGGATGGCATGTTGAATGTGTTCCGATCCGCGTCGAAGAACGCGCCGGAGATGATGGCTGTGAACACGCAGTCCTACACTGACTTCCTCAGCTACACTGACGGCTCATTCACGATGCAATTTCCGTCAAATTACCTGTTCACTTCGCTAGGGAGCAAGCACGTCGGTTACATCGGATATGACGGCAACGTCTGGTCGATCCAGTGCGACCTCTATCAGTCACCAGACAGTGCGCAATACGCGTCGGCAAAAGCGTTTAACCATTAGGGGATCACCATGGCTATAGCTGCGTTCAACAAGTTTCAAGCTTTCCCGGAGCACATTGCCGAGGGTGTGCATAATCTGCAAACCGGCGCGCTCAAGGTCTACCTGACAGCGACCGCGCCCAACGCCTCGACCATGGCGGTCAAGGCAGACTTGTCGGAGACGCTGACGACGACCGGCGGATATACGGCATTAGGTCAGGCTGCGACGGTCTCCTCGTCGGCACAAACCAGCGGCACCTACAAGCTGGTGCTGGCGGATGTGACATGGACGGCGACCGGCTCAGGCTTCGGGCCATTCCGATATGCGGTGCTTTACAACGACACGCCGACTTCACCGGCCGACCCTCTGATTGGCTGGTGGGATGCGGGTGCTGCTATTACGCTGACGGTCGGGCAGACCTTTACGGTGGACTTTGACCCGTCGCTTGGCGTGCTGACGCTGACATGATCGAGCTGGAAGAGTTCGCGCCCGGCAGGTGGCGGGTGCTAAAAACCAGGCATTTAGCGCCCGTGTCTGACCTGCCGATGCCGATGGTGATCAGCGACACCATGGACCCGCTGGAGCAGGTTGACGGCAAGTTCTACACCTCCAAGCGTGAGTACCGCGCGGTCGGCCGCGCCCACGGCCTGACCGAGGTCGGTAACGAGAAGCCCAAGCTGCGTACAACGCGACCATCACAGACCCGTGAAGAGAAAGACCGGCGCCGCGCCTCGCTCAAGAAGGCGGTCGAGCGCGTGCGTGCGGGATAGTCGGATTTAAACGACGGACTGATGGTCCGTAACGGAAGGTAAAAACCATGTCAGATACGACAGTTACCCAGGCACCACCTGCACCTGCAAGTCAACCGAACCCCCCGTCTCACACTGAAGTCCCGATCAACCAGAACCCGACCAGTAGCCCGAACCCGATTGGGCCGCAGGCGCCGGAGAAGCCCGCCAACCGGTCCGACAGTGTCCGTGACTCGATCCAGCGTGCTTATGATCGGGCTGCCAATCCGCCACCGAAGGGTGAACGGGCGCCACAGAAGGCAGCACCCGCCGCCGAGGCCAAGTCTGGCCACAACCAGCCGCCAGAGGAGACCAAACCGGAGCGCATCGACCTGCGCAAGCGGCCGACCGCCGACGCGCCGCTCGGCGTCCAGCGTACCGAGCGGGGCCAGTTCGCGCCCCGCGTGCAGGCAAAAGCGCAAGATCACGCAAATAGAAACGCGCAAAACGACGCAAACCCTATAAAACAAGGTGCGCAAAATAGCGCAACGGCAGTGCAGCAATTACCGGCGCACGCGCCATACGCGCAGCCGCCGCAGCGGATGTCGGAGAAGGGCAAGGCCGAATGGCACGCCACGCCCGAGAGCGTCCGCGGCGACGTAAACCGGATGACCGAGGAGTTCGTCAAGGCGTACCGGGTCTACAAGGGCGACTTCGACGAGATGTCCAAGATCCGCCATTTCCACAAAATGGCGAAGGACCACGGCACCGACCTGCACACGGCGTTAACCAATTACGTCGGCATGGAGGAGAAGCTCCGCGCCGATCCGGTCGCCGGCCTGGATGTCATCGTCAATAATCTGAACCTGCGTACCCCCGACGGCCAGAAGCTCGGCCTGCGCGATATCGCCTATCACGTCCTGAGCCAGTCACCGGAGCAGCTCAAGCAGCTGCAGATGGGCAACCAGCAGCAGGCCGCCGGCCAGCAGATCATGGCGCTGAATGCCAAAATTGACCACTTGCAGCAATCCCTGCAGCAGATGCATACTCAGACGCAGTTCAACCATACGCGGTCGGCCATCGACGTCTTCGCCGACAGCCACCCGCGCTTTGATGAACTCGGCACCGCAATCGAAAACGAGCTGAAGCTCGGTTTCGATTTGGAGACCGCCTACAAGAGGGCCGATCGACTTTACCCGGCCACACAGGCGGCTCAGACCCGCACCACACCGGCTCAGACCCGACCCGCGGACCGATCTATTCACGGCACCCCAGAGATAGGCTCGTCATCGAACGGGACTTCGAGGCGCCGGGTAGCCAGTCCAACAGCTCGCGATGCCGTCGCTAACGCAATCAAGCGCGTGAACGGCTCAATCTGAACCCTGTGGAGCACCCATGCCCAACGTTACCAGTAATACCCAATACCAGCAGATCCTCTCGATGGCGGTGGAAGACCGCTCATCCGGCTACGAGGATCTCGTCTCCAACAACAACGCATTGTTGGCTGTCATGCGCCGCAAAGGCCTCTGGCAGACCTACAGCGGGCCAAAGATCCGCCAGACCCTGCAGGTCGGCAAGCAGGTCGCTCAATGGTACAGCGGTTACGACCAGCTGCTGAACCCGGCAATCGACCTGTTCAACGACGCCTTCTATGACCCGAAGATGATCGTTGTGCCGATTATCCTGAGCTACCAGGAAATCCTCAACAACCAGGGCGACGCCCAACTGATGGACGTCTACGAGAGCTACATTTCGGCGGCGGAGCGCGCGCTGGAAGACGCCATGGACGCCGGCATCTATTCTGACGGCCTCGCCAATGGCGGCAAGCAGATCACCGGCCTCGCCACCGCGGTACCGATCGCCAACACCGTCGGCACCTATGGCGGCATCGATCGCAACCTCAATACGATCTGGCGCACCCAGACCTTCGACGCCAACTCCGTCGTCCCCGCGATCGGCACGCAGGTCAACTCGACCACGATCCGCCCGCTGCTCAACTACGTCATGACCAAGCAATCGCGCGGCCGTGACTACGCGGATCTCTTGCTGATGTCGCCGGAGCACTACGCGGCGTATGACGCGGCAACCGTCGCGCAGCAGCGCCAGACCAACGAGACGTCGCTAGGCAAGCTCGGCTTTTCGGCGCTGGAGTATATCGGTGGCGGCAAGCGTGCTGAGATCGTGCTCGACGGCGGCATCGGCAGTAATATGCCGGCCAACACGACGTTCGGCCTCAACACCGACAGCCTGCGGCTGCGCTACAATCCGTCGCGCAATTTCGACAAGCTGTTCGACGGCGATGGACAGATGCCGATAGATAAGGACGCTATCGCTCAGTTCATTGGTTGGATGGGTGAACTCACGATGACTAACCCTTTGTTTAATTGGCGTCTATATGATAGTAACCCTGCTGCCTGATTGATTGTGCCCATCTTTTGGTGTCTTATGTTGGCGTTCCAACCCAACATAGGAGCCTCAGATGGGCACAAAACCAACGCCGAGCAAAGAGATGCTGGACGCCTTGCTAGACTATCAGACAAAGACGGGGACGCTGTTCTGGAAACAGCGTCCGCTTGAAATGTTTGCCGATAATGATGGCGGCCATTCCAGACGACACAACCGAGACAAGTGGAACGCAAAGTTCGCCGGCAAGGAAGCTTTCACCGCAGTAAAGGGTGACGGTTACAAGCACGGAGCACTCTTTGGAGAGCATTTCTCAGCGCATCGCATCATCTGGAAAATGATGACGGGACAGGAAGCGGAAGAGATCGATCACATTAATGGCGTTCGATCAGATAATCGCTGGGATAACCTGAGAAGCGTTCCTCGTAGTGTGAATATGCGGAATGCAGCTAAGGGAAGAGACAATAAAAGCGGTGTGACTGGAGTGCGCCGATCAAATAGAGGAACGTGGCAAGCCTTCATCACCGTTGACTACAAAATGATCTGTCTCGGTTCGTCGAAGAATTTTGACGAAGCCGTGAAGATGAGAAAAGACGCTGAAGAGAAATACGGTTTTCACTCTAACCACGGACGAACCAACCCGGCTGCCTGACGCCGAACAACGAAGGGCAACCGAGTAAACCGGGCCGCCGACGTGTAGGTGGATCGCCTTCCTTCCTTCCGCGAAGGCGGCCCGGACCATTTCAGAAGGAAGGAAAAACCATGGCTGTTAAAGATCCCGACGAGATGCTCGTCGTTCTGTTCAAGAACCTCGCGCTGCCGAACGAGGCAGCATCAATAAAAGAGGGCCGTCCGATATTCGACGATAAAGAGGTGTGTGAGGTCCGCATGCCGGGTTCGAGGGATGTCAGGGTGTACCACGCCAATGAGTTCTCGCGCTGGATCACTGACCCCTTCACTGGCGGGCAGACCAAGCAGAGCTACGCCGAGCGTTTTTCACACCAGTACCGTCAATTCAAATCACAGCACGCTCAGACCAAATCTGGCACGCCGCTCGACTTTGCGGCATTCCTGTCCGAGGGCCGCAGGTCAGAACTGAAGGCGCAGAACATCTACACCATCGAGCAGCTTGCTGCGATCGACGGCTCCGAACTGAAGAACCTCGGCCCTGGCGGGCGCGAGATGAAAAACTCGGCGATGGCCTACATCGACGAGGCCAAGGCATCGGCGCCTAACAAGCAGATGCTGGCTGAACTGGAGGCGCTGAAAGCCCGCAACGCCATCCTTGAAGAGGACATGCAGGCGCGCAAGGAGCGTGCTGGGGTAGAGACGTCCGAGGATGACGAATTGACGATGATGTCCAATGAGCAGTTGCGGGCTTTTATTACCGAGCACACCGGACAGGCTCCACTGGGTCTGACTAATCGCAAGACATTGCTGCGGATGGCCGGCAGTGCCCGACCGGACAAGGCTGCCTGATGACACTGCTTAGTGTGGTTCGCGACGTTTGTGCGGTGGTCGGGGTCAACATCCCGACCGCCGTGACGACCAACCTCGCCGCCAACCGCACCATGCAGGAAATGTACGCGCTCGCCAACGAGATGGCGCAGCGCATCGCTTATGACACCCGCGACTGGACGCTGTTTCGCAAAGTCCAGACCTACACCGGCGACGGCATCGCGACCAGCTTCGCGCTGCCGGCCGACTACAAGCGCATGCTGCTGACGTCGAATGTGTGGCAATCATCCAATACGATGTGGCCGCTTCGGTTTGTGCCTGACACCGACGAGTGGATGAACCGGCGGGCGCGGAATCTGTATGACAGTCAGGGCGAGTGGACGATGTATGGCGGCAACATGGTCGTCTCGCCGATCATTGGCATCGGTAATAGCGTCTATTTCGCCTACCTCGAAAGCAACTGCATCGCTCTCGCCAGCGGCGGCTACGGCAACATCTTCACGGCGGACACCGACAGCTTCCGCCTCGACGAACGGTTGCTGAAGCTCGGCATGATCTGGCAGTGGAAGGCTAACAAAGGGACCAGTTACGCCGAGGATATGGGCACCTACTCCGACGCGCTGGCGGTGGCGATGGGCCACGACAGCCCGGCGCCGATCATTGTCGGCCGCCGTCCGATGTCCGCCAATGCGCGCGTCGCTTATCCCTTCCCGGCGCCGACATGACGGTCGCAGCCTACAACGCCTTCAGGCGGCAGGCCGTCCCGGCACAGGTAGCGCAGCGGCTGCAGACCATCACCATACCGGCGCCGACGCGCGGGCTGATCTTGAACGAGAACGAAAGTTTCATGCAGCCCGGCGGCGCCCTTGTCATGGACAATTGGGTGCCGACCATGAAGGGCACCAAGCTGCGCGGCGGCACCAAGACATGGGCGACGCTGCCGGAGACGACGCCGGTCGTCTCGATGTTCAACTTCATCAGCGGCAGCCAGCAGCGGATGTACGCCGGCAATGCCACCAAGCTGTACGACGTCACGGCGGCAACACCGACACTGATTAAGTCAGGGCAGCTGTCCGGTAACTACGTCGCCAGCCAGATGGCCAACCAGAGCGGCGACCACATGCTGGTCTGCAACGACGCCGGCGACTTCGTGCTGCACTTCGACGGCACGACGTGGACCACGCTCAATTCCGGCCAGATTAACGCGGACCCGGCAATCACGCCGCCGCCGTCCTGCGTCGCCGGGCACAATCTCACTTACGTCTGGAAGTACCGCGGGCGCTTCTTCTTCATCGAAGGCGGCACCATGAATGCGTGGTATCTGCCGACCAACGCCTTTCAGGGCCGCATTCTGCAAATCCCGCTCGCCGGCGCCGCAACAAAAGGCGGCAAGCTGCTGTGTGGTTTCAGCTGGTCGATCGACGCCGGCGACGGCATCGACGACAAGTGCGTCTTCATGACCGATCAGGGCGAGCTGCTGATCTTCACAGGCTCCGATCCGTCGACCGCTACCAACTGGCGGCAGGAGGGGCGCTACGCGACCAGCCTCCCGCTCGGCATGAACTGCCACCTGCCGATCGGCGGCGACGTGCTGATCGCCACCGTCGACGGCATCATCCCGATCTCGGCATCGATCACCAAGGACAGCTCGCAGCTCGAGCTGGCCGCGATCACCCGCGCGATCAAACCGATGTGGCGCGAGGAGGTCAACGCCAAGCGCGCTCTGCCGTGGACGATGTGCAAGTGGGATGAGTACGGCGGTATCTTTGTCACCTACCCCGGCGGCACTCCCGGCAACTACACCACCGGAGCCGTCAACGTCGCCACCGGCGCATGGTGCCGCATCATTGGCTGGGACGCGATGTGCTTCGGCCGACTGCGCGCGGATATGTTCTTCGGCACCCAGGACGGCCGCATCGTGCAGACAGAGCGCACCGGCACCGACAATGGCCTGCCATATCTCTGCACGATCGTCGGCGGCTGGGAGATGTTCAACTCCAGCGGCTCTACCGTGGTGTGGCGGCAGGCGCGGGCCTCGTTCCGCTCGCGCAATGGCGAGCCGTTCCAGCCGCAGCTGTCGGCGACCACCGACTACGTGATCACGATACCACCTCCGCCGTCGGCGGCGCCGGATCCGGGGCCGATGGACGTCTGGGATCAGGGCCTGTGGGGTCCGACGCCGGGCTTTACGCCGCCGTGGTCGCCGGGCAATCCGCTGCCGGTGCAGGCGGCGCCGACCACGCCAGAGATGGACCAGTACCTGCAATGGGACCAGCCGGCGCCGGCGACGGCTACGGTGCGCAACACGATGTGGGTATCGATCGGCTTTACCGGCTTTTCGCATGCGCCGATCGTGCAGGTGATGATTGCGCAGACGTCGCCGCCTGATGTGGAATTGATCTCGATCGCGGCGACTTACGACGCCGCGGGCGTGAACGTGTGAGGGGCCAGTAGATGGCGCGCAGATTTGCCTATCAGTCCATCCCCGACGTCGGCCCCTACGGCACCGGCAGCAACCTCGCGGGGCCGTCGAGCGGCTACGACACCGGCCCGATGGGCGGCCTGTTCAGTCAGGGCATCATCCCGTCGGTGAACCCGACGCCGCCGAGCGCGCCGACATCGCCATCCAACAAGCCTGCCGATCCCGTCCGTGACGCCATCGTCGCGGAGATCCTGCGGCAGTCGCGGGATCCGGGCGCCGATACGCCCATCACCGGCTACGGCGCCGGCGGCGAGTTCGGCGCCAATGACGCCAACCCCGGCTTCGATATGGGTGTGCCGTCGGACGTGGCTGTGCCGGGCTATGCGCCGGAGGATAGCCCTGCGCCTGCGCCGGTGAACGCCCCGACCGACAAGGCCGACGCGCCTGTGGCTCATCAGCCTACAACCCTCGCCGAGCAGATCGCAGCCAACACGCTAGCCACTAAAGGCACTCCCGCGGAAGATGACGCGAATGATATGAATAACGACACGGCGCAAGCCCACGCACAAGGCTACACGGGTACTAAGGGCGTCACCGTCACAGAGTCGCCGGTGGCTCCGCCGGCGCCGCAATACGATACTCCAGATGTGGAGGCGCAGCACGGCGTGGTGGCGCAGGATGTTAACGTCACGGATGATGTCAACGATCCCGGTAATGCGCCGTCCACTGCGCCGTCTTTCGGCCCGCCCGGGACGCCCGCCGCTCAAGAAGGGCAGGAAGGCGCGCCGGCGCCCGGACCCCCCGGCTTCGGCAACGCGACGGCTGCTCTGGGCAATCCCGGCGACAGCGCGCTGGGATTTGGCCCGGCTTCCAATTTCGGCGGCGTCCCCGGCTCGCTCGGTTTTGCCTCGGCTACGGCAGACCCCGGAGCGCCGGGCGGCACCGCCACAGGAACAATCGGCGCGCCGGGATCCGCCGCGCCCGGCATTCAGGGGCTGGCCCCCGGTCAAGTCGGGGTAGCGGCACCGGCAGCGCCGGCGGCGCCTGCAGCGCCTGCGGCCCCCGGCCAGCAGCAGGCGTCGACACAAGCCGAGGCCGCTGCGGCCGTAGCCGCGGCGAATGCTGCGCAAGGAAAAGGCCCGAACGGAGCGCCAACATCGGGGCTGGCTGCGGCGCTGGCGGGGCTTGGCGTGCCCGGCGCGCAGGTGTCGTCGATCGCCGAGACGCCGGCCGCTGTCGCAAATGAGAACACCGCAGCTCAAGTAAACAACACCGCAGCTCAAGTAAACAACGCCTTTGGCTATTCCCAGAAGGGTGACAACGAAGCCAACGCCATGCTCGGCCTGCAGGCCGAGGTGGCGCAGGCGATGGATAATCTGGCCGCTCAGTACGGCTCGCCGGAAGCAGTCGCCGCCGGGGTTTCAGCCAACGCCGACGAGGGCAGCTTCGGTGGCGCTATTGGCGGCACGCCAGCCGGCACACCTGGCGGTATCGGCTCCGACGCGGCGGCCACAGGGGGCAGTATTGGCGGCAACACCGGCGGCGATAGCTCAACCGGCACCGGCTTCGGCGGCGGTATTGGCTCTGACAGCGCGGCGTCGGCCAACAGCGGCATTTCTGGCAATACTGGTGGCGACAGCTCTACCGGCACCGGCTTCGGTGGTGGTATCGGATCGGACAGTGCGGCGTCGTCCAATAGCGGCACCACTGGCGACAACGCCGGCAACACCGGCAGCCCCGGCAACGACGGCGCCCCCGGCCCCGGCGGCGGCGGCAACGCTGACGGAGGCTTCTGATGGCAAAGCGACAAACCCAGCCAGAAGCGAATTACGGCCGCGGCGACCCGACCGAGCACTGCGGTATCTGCCAGTACTATCTCGGCGCCGCCAGCGGCTGCTCCAAGGTGATGGGCAAGATCAGCCCCTACGGCATGTGCGATCTCTACTACGCGGTGACCAACCAGTTCGGCAAGACGCTGGTGCCTGCGGAAGTCGCCGCCATCAAGCGCATGGCGGCCGACGCCGCAGACAGATCAGGAGGCTGACTTGCTCGATTACGTCTACGGTCAGGACAAGGCGGTCGCCGACTTCGTGGCGCAGCTGATCCCGGCTGTGCGCCCGTACGGCTTCTCGCCGGCGTCGAAGGCGATCGGCGTGGTCGACGATGGAAAGCTGATCGCGGGCCTCGTCTACCACAATTACGACCCCGGCGCCGGCGTGATCGAAATGTCGGGCGCGGCGCTGCCGCACAAATACTGGCTCACCTCGGAGACGCTGCGGCGGATCTACGACTACCCGTTCCTTGAGATGGGCATGCAGATGGTGGTGATGCGGGTTTCCGAGGAAGACAAGACATTGCTGCGGGTTCTGGCCGCGATCGGCTATGATTTCATTCTGGTGCCACGGCTACTTGGTCCTCGGAAGAACTGCGTATTGTGTACGCTGACATTCGAGGCCTGGAGTTCCAACAAATTTAACGCGCGAGACCATCGTCGCTTCGCCGCGCAGCAGAAAGAAAAGGCCGCCTGATGGCATACGCACCCGAAGTCAACGCCCAGCGCAACAACATCACCTCCGCGCTCATGAACATCGGCAACCCGCCGCCGAGCATGGGGCCGCCGCAGTTTCCGCAAGGCCCCGCGCCGATCCCGCAGCAGGGCTTGCCGATGCAGCCGCCGTTCTCGCCGCCCGGCATGCCGCAGGGCGGCCAGCCGCTGCCGAACGTAGCAGCGCCGCCGTTGCCAATCCCGCCGGTGCAGCCGATGCAGCAACAGCAGCCTGGCGCCGGCGCGTCGCCGGGCCTGCCGCCGATGGGCGGCGTGCCGCAGCAACAGTATTAACAGGAGGCTCCCATCAAACCAGATCCTCCGACCCCTCCAGATCCGGCAG